AAAGCTTTTAAGCAGACCGAGTAGTCCACGTCACTAGGCGGGCAACCGGCCTATTCAACAGGTTGCACCACACCTAAGCTGCCACCACAGGACCCCACCCATGGCCACCACCTTCACCTGGGCGATCGCGAACATGGATCGCCAGCTCGCCGATGGCGCCGTGACCACGATCCATTGGACTCTCCAGGCGCACGATGGGACGTACTCCAGCGGCGCCTATGGCTCGATCGGCCTGCCGGAGCCTGACCCCGAGGCCATGATCCCCTTCGCTGATCTCACCCCCGAAACCTGCGCGCAGTGGGTGAAGGACCACTTCGGTGCCGAGAAGGTCGCCGAGATCGAGGCCGCACTCCAGCAGCAGATCGATCAGCAGCGGCAGCCCGTCACCGGCCAGGGTCTTCCTTGGGGTAGCTGATGGCTGTTAAGTCCAAAACCGGCACCGCTCGCGTCGAGCATCAAGTCGGGCCACCTAAGACCACACGCCAAGGCTATGGCCAGCGGTCACGGCCACGTCGTCGTGGCAAGAAGCCCTTGCGCGGGCAGGGTCGGTAAGCTGAACAGGTACCACCATGGCGCCATGGTCGAAGTGATCGCCGCCATTGCTGGCGCTTCAATTTCAGTTGCAGCCATGGGTGCTGCTGGCTTCAGTCGCAAATCAGATGAAGCCCGCGAGGCGGTAATCAGACTCACCTCAGCTGTGGAGCACATCGCCACGCAGCTAGAGGTGTTGCATCAAGACATCAAGGAAGATCGCAAGGAAACGTTCGGCCGGCTATCGACGGTGGAGCAGCGCGTCTCTAAGTTGGAAGCACGTCCGCCAGCCTGCTGATCATGGATCAGGCAACTACCGTTGCGATCATTGCCATCGTTGTTGCAGCAGGTTCTGAGATCATCGCCGTCTCACCACTTAAGTCCAATAGCTGGCTGCAACTGCTGCTGCAGGCATTGCGGCTGATCTTCCCAAAGCAGCGCGGTTGAACCATGGCGAACGATGCGCCCATCACCCTGCAGCAGCTGTTCAGGTATTACAAGGCGCTGCCGCATCAAACCGCAGCAATCCAGCAACTCGAGACCGATCTAGCTGCCAACGGTTACGACGTTGTGATGCGCAGGGATCGAGAGTGGTTTCAGACGTGGAGCCAAGACGGGAAGCAAAGCGACCTAAGCGCCGCGATCAGCTTGATTAAGGAGTTCGAGGGCTGCCACCTTTCGGCCTATCCAGATCCGCTCAGCGGCGGAGACCCTTGGACCATCGGCTATGGCACCACGCGCTACAGCAGTGGTACACCCGTGCAGCGTGGTGACAAGATCAATGTGATCGAGGCCGATATGCTGCTGCGTCTCGAGATCGACCGCATCACAGACAAGCTGCGCACCACAGTGCCGCATTGGAAAGCGATGGATGACAACCAGCGATCTGCGCTGGTCAGCTTCGCCTACAACCTTGGATCTGGCTTCTACGGCTCCACTGGGTTCGAGACGATCAGCAGGTGCCTGCGTGAGCGCGATTGGGCAGCAGTCCCGGCAGCCTTGGAGTTGTACCGCAACCCTGGCACCAGCGTGGAAGCTGGCCTGCTGCGGCGCCGTCGTGCTGAAGGCAAACTCTGGGGGCAGCATCAGGCCGCGGCCGAACCGGAAACCGCCAAGCTGCGCCCCGGTAGCCCATTCACGGCACGCATCACGCCGCACATCAGGCTCGGAGAGTTTGCGCTCGATCAGGAGGCGCGCAGGTTCCAGCATCAGTACCAGCTGGACATAGCAGCGGAGTTGGCGGCATTTCTGGAGCGCGCTCGCACGGCATTCGGTGGAAAGGCGATCATCATCACCAGCGGCTTCAGGCCACCAGCCGTGAATCGCTCAGTTGGCGGGGCCAGTGGGAGCGAGCACCTTTACAACGCGCCAGGCGTCGGCGCTGTGGACTGGTACATCGATGGAGTCGACATCTACAAGCTGCAGGACTGGTGCATCAAGAACTGGCCATACAGCACCGGCAAGGGCGCGCCTAAAAAATTTATTCATACCGGCATCCGACAGGGCCGGCCTAAGGTCGTTTGGGATTACTGAGCGCCTGTGCTGCTACCTGATCACGAGATCCGCCGGCTGTGCCAACGGCACGGAATGGTGAGCCCATATAACGAAGAGCAGCTCAACCCAGCCAGTTATGACGTGACGCTTGGCGGCCAGATCATGATGGAGGTAACCAGCACACCAGAGTTGCAGAAGGTGCAGCTGCATGGCCACACGCAACAGGATCCGTTTTGGATCCAGCCGGGCGAGTTTTTCCTAGCCGAGACGCAGGAGATCTTCAACCTGCCAAACCACGTTGGCGCTCAGTTCGTACTCAAGTCCTCCCGCGCACGCGAAGGATGGGACCATGCAGAAGCCGGATGGTGTGATCCGAGCTGGTATGGCAGCCGCCTGACCATGGAATTATGCAATCAACGAAGACTTCATCCGCTGCCAATCTGGCCAGGGCTGCGCATTGGGCAGATGAAGTTCTTGCTTGTTAGTGGCGAGCCTGAAATTGGATATGACGAAAAAGGGCGCTACAACTGCGATCTTGGAGTGACCAGCAGCAAGGGCTAAGATTGTTGGCGCGGAAAGCCAAGGTGTCAGGCGCCGGTCATGCAACCGGCGCTTTTTTCATGGGGTGCGCTAGGGGCGCCATGCGCAGCCGGTAGATCTTGCCGGGCGCTTCGGCAGGATCATCCATTGGGATCATCGTGTAATCGTCGCAGCCGTGCGATTCAGCAAAGTGGCTGGCGGCTTGATGGGTCGAGAATGGCCCGACGTGCCACGGGCCGATGCGGAGGATGTATTGCATGGGTGAAGGGTAGGGGGGCCGCCGGAGCAGCCCGTGCTGGTCAATCGTCCATCTGCTCGAGCTCGGTCAGTAGCGAGCGGATAGTGGCAAGGCGCTCGGTAATGGTTGCGGGCGCTGTTGCTTCAACAGCAGCCGCGTCAATAACGACGCCATCGTTCAGCTCAACGGCCATTGCCTTGCATCGTTGGATCCGTTGCAGGATCCGGGCTTCGCGAGCAGCTTCTGCTGCGGCAAGCTCATCGAGTTGAGCGGTGAAGAGATCAGCGAGGCTCATGGTCAGAGGGCGGTGGGAGCCGTGCTCCCAATAAATCAATCATACACCGCAGACAGTGCATCATGCCAATTCAGTGCAGGCCGTTCACAATGCTTCGCACTCCCCGATCCTGTTGCGCTCGCTACCGTGACACCAGCGGCGGCCAGCCCATGCGGGCGTTCTACCTAGAAATCTCCGCCAAGCTCATCATCAGATCCAACACCGACCCCGACGATCTGCCAGCTGAGATCTACTCACGCATGGCCGAGTTCATCCCGTCCGATGAAGACATCATCGACGTCGAGGTGAACGCTGTCCCCCTGCCGCCGGATCTCTGTGGATCGACACCGCATTGATGAGACACGCCTGATCACCCGGCGATCAGCGCGTGATCAGATCCTCCTTGCCTGGAACTACCGCTGCGCCTATTGCGGCGCGGATCTGGATCGCAGCCCGACGCTCGATCACGTCATCCCCAAGGCGCACGGCGGGCTCACGGTGCCCAGCAACATGGTCGCCTGCTGCATGGGCTGCAACTGCTCTAAAGGGCACAAGCCTTGGGTGGACTGGTACCGCCAGCAGCCATTCTGGTCAGCACTCGGCGAGTGGGCAATCGTGCAGTGGCTCACCAGCGGCGCTAATCTTGCGGCCTAGACCTTTCTCGAGGATCTAGGTGGTACCGCAGCGGCAGGCTGCGGCGAGGCCGGCACCGCGTGAGGACCGGCCACCTGCCAACCCATTGCACAGCCCGATGCCGAGGCAGAGCGGGAACCTGCTGAGGCTACGGCAAGATCTTGCTGCACACCCACAGCGCAATCAGGCAGGTCGCCCAGTACTCGAGCATCAGGATCAGCACGTCGTGAAGCATCAGCGGCCGAGCAGATGGTCCAGATACAGCTCGGCCTGCCACAGATCGCTCGAATAGCGGCAGGTGCCGCCTACACAGCTGCGGTAGTAGACCTCACCCTTCACGGGCATGATCGTCTCAATGCAGCCGCCATCACGTTCGGTGCGGCTGATCACCTCAGGGCCGAACATACAGATCACACCTGGCCGCATAACGACCGCCGCTTCTCTTTGATTCTGGCAACTCGTACCCGCACCGCTGATGCCGCATCTCCCAGTATTTGCAATCCCAACACATGCGCGGGCTATCAGGTGGCCGCAGGTTGGTGACCGCTGCGCGATAGATCGACTGCGCCCGCAGCAGCGCTTCCTGCAGCTGCACCGTGCCGGTATCAGCCTCGATCTGCAGCTCGGGCTTTGGGCCCAGCACGATGCGCGCGTGCCAGTTTCGATCGAAGCGGCTGCACACCAGCAGCAGGCGGCCGGCGTGCAGACTAATCAATCCTTCTCCCCGTAGCTCGGCAGGTGGAAGAGACGCTCGAGCGTCATGCTGGCCGGCTCGGGCTTACCGCAGGTGACGTGTGCCGCCACCGGATCGGCCGGGTTGGCCGCCACGAACACGGTTGGCCAGTGCAGCTCTTTCACTGCCACCAGACTGGTGCGGGGACTGCGCACCAGCACCCACAGCGCAGCGCGCTCGAGCAGGTTGAGGCCGGGCAGGTGCATCATCCCTCCAGTTTGCCGATCAATCGATCGAGATACCACCGGCACTTGCGCGCATCCTGCAGGGCATTGCCCTTGCACCAGATGCGCAGCAGATACTTCAGCGCCTGGCCGTGTAGGTAGGCGGGCACCATGTGCGGTGCGTCCGCAATGGCGGCCTCAATCACATCAATCGCCTCGACCGGGCCGCGCTTGTAGTGATCCGGGTTGATCTGGTCAGTCATCGAGCCAGCTCCATGCGATGCGTTTGCAGATGCGCCATGCGTGTTTCTCGTCAACATCGAACTCAGCCGCCAGCTGGCGGTAGCTCCACCCCTCGCGCTGAAGCTGGCGCAGCTTGCGCACCAGCTCCGGCGTGAGGATGGCGGCGATGTTTTCCTCGCCAGCCTTGAATGGCCGGCTCATCGCCACTTATCCCCCAGCAGCTGCTGGCGGCACACCTCGATCGCCTGCTGCGCCTGCTTCTGCGTCATCACCGACTCGGTGGCATCCATGGCGCGCACCACGCGGGCAAGCAGCTCGGGGTAGTCCGTGTCGCGGAAGTTGGCGGCGATGTCGGCGCAGAACTCCTGCCACAGGCCGGTGTACGTGCCGCAGGTGCGGCCGCTGCGTTCGTAGAGCGCGTCCAACATGTCGGCGCGCTGCTGATCGAGCTGGATGGTGTTCATGGTTCGAGGTGTTGGCGGATGCGGAGCAGCTCAGCGCAGAGCTGCTGGCGGTTGCGGAACCCAACGGTGCCGCACAGCTGGTCGATGCGGATGTCGATCAGCTGGCGGATGCGCTGGCGCTCCTCAGTCTGACCAGCAGTGAAGGCGCTGGTGTCGCTGAGCAGCTGCTCGATGCGGTGACGGATGTCGCTCATGGATGGTCGATCGTGACGGTGGCAATGCCATCCAGCGGCACACCAAGGCGATGCGCAGCACCGGCGCTCAGGTCCAGGCTGGAGCAGTCGCAGCGGTCAGTGACGCGCACCGTGAGCACACGGCCGCGGTGGCTGACGCGAACCGGCGTGCCGCAGGGCAACCATGGGTGCGCCGCTGACACATCCCAGTGGCGGTAGGTGCCGCCGCAGGCGGTCTGCCGGCCGTGGTAGTAGCTGTGATAAACCGTGGCAGTCACCGAGCGCGCGTGAACTGGCATGGCAGCCAGCAGCAGCGCTGCAGTCAGCATGTGGCGCACCATCACGCCACCTCCACCGTGGCGCCCGGCCAGCGATTCTGTGCGTAGCGGACTGCGTGACTCTTGCTCTCAGCACGTGTAATCCACGTCATCGGACGTGCGCCTTGCGGATAGACGATCAACCGAAACTGACGTGTGCGTGCCTTGGCTGCTGGCCGGCTGATGCCTTCGCCATAACAGCCGCCATCGTGTTCATCATTGCGCCATTGAAAGAGGGCGCCTTTTACATCAGCCATAGGTGATCGACTCGGTGACGGTATCGGTGTTGATCCATTCGAGATCAGGCCATTGATGGCCGTATTCCTCGAACACTTTTGCTTTGGCATCCGTGATGCTGACTGCCATCACGCAGTCGATCACGTTCGCGCTAGGAATCTGAAAGTAGTAGCGGCGCTCAGTCATGGCTGGCCTCCAGTACCTCACGGATTGCTGCGGCAAGTTCACCATCAAGATGACCGTTGGCGATCATCACTTCCAATCCTTTTAGTGCCCGCTGCTTAAGCGTTCGAGGCTTGGGGCGACGTGCGGCGCGAAGGGCGTCAATGGCAGGTTCCAGAATGTCCTTGCTGCGCAGCCACTTACAGCACGCTTCCAGCTCAATGTCGGCGCCCCACTGGGCGGCGCAGTTGGCGATGTACTCGGGCAAAGGCAAAGTGTCCCGAAGAAGTTCTCGGTCTTCTGCCCACTCGTAGATCAGTTCCGGCGGTGGGGTGATGGGGTGCTCAGTCATGCCGCACCACCTGCTGCGTGCCGGAGTGGGTGGGCTGGTGGTGGGCACCGGACTCGATGCCGATCATGGCAAACACGCTTGCGGCGATCAGGCAGCAGATGGCGTTGTTGATGTAATTGATCATGATGCGAGCGCCTTGCGGACGCGGTAGCGGGACAGGTTGAGGCGATCAGCGATCTGCTGCTGTGTGAGGCCAGTACGCCGCAGGATGCGGACGCGGCGATCGTCGCTGGCGGTTAGCCAGTCGATCACTGCGATCACAAGCAGCAGCGGCAGGAACAGCTTCCAGATCACCAGGAGAGTGGCGGTGAGCATGGCGCGGAGTGAGTAGGTGCGCCCCTGCAATCGCAGCTCGCTGAGGCAGTAGTGGCTGGCTGTTCTCTTGTCCACAGCGGAGGATCCGGGGCGCACTATCCGGCTTATGGCCTAAATCCTTGTGCCCCCGAAGGGGCGGTGCCCTTAGAACCACTCCTCAAGCACGGCCTGGGCGTTGCCCAGATCGTGCTCGATCGAGTCAGCCAACGCGATGGCCTGTTGGGTCACCGCGAGCAGCTGCTCGGTGGAGCGGCTCCACGCCTCGAAGGCCGCGTCCACCTCAGCGATTAACGCTGCGGTTTCGGCCTCGCGGGCGAGGGCGTTGCGGGTGATGTCGTCCATGGAATCTCCGGTTGGTGGTTGAGCCCCCGGCGGGACTCATGGGTGCCGGGTGAAGGCCACCACCGGAGCGGACGACGCCCGCGAGTATTCGGTTTTCTAGGATCAATGGTGTGCCGGGCCAACCGGCGGTGCGGGCTTATTCAGGCCCTGTTGCGCTCGGGTTTTACGGCCTCGTGTGCGCTGTTCGGCCGGCGGTTGAGTTTTGCGAGTGGACCGCTCCCCCTCGTGATCACATATTACACCGTCGGCGGTGCTCACGTCAGTATCGCTGCAACATTCCCTCACACTGCGTCAGTGCCCACGGCGAGCGCCACCGGTACCCGCAGCACCGGCACGCTTTTGCCGGTGCCTGGCGTGCGCTCCCATCCCACTACGGCCACGCTCACCGGCAGTTCCGCGGTGTACCAGACAAACTGACATTCAGTGCACTTGCGCTGGCGGATCACGCGATCACTGCCGCGGCTGTTCGTCATGCTCGCCCGGATCTCGCTGCATCCACAACGGGGACAGTTCACAGCTTCGCTAACGTGATGATGTACCCCACCACTATGGCACCGTGAATTTTGGTCAGTGGATGGCAGTCGAGCTCAGCGCAGAGCAGCAGTTCGAGATCGAAAAGCAAGCCCGCACCCTGCTCACCAGCAAGGATGCGGGCCCAATGGCAGCAGCGCTCCTGAAGCAAGCCTGCTACCAGCAGCAGCTGCTGCAGCAGGCCGTTAACGAGATCGCTCGTCTTGAATGCGAGCTGATGGGGCGTTAGAAGAACGGCTCTTCCATCACCTCCGCCACCACACCATCGGTGGCTGCAGCCAAGCTCTGAGCAGCAGCAGCAGCAGCCTGCGGCGGCTCCCATCCCATTGGCGGTTGCGCCACAGCGCTCACATAGGCAAGCCCCTTGCTGCTGGTCTTCTTCCAGCCGCTGATCGGTACCTGGACGCTGCCGTATTGATCTGGCGTCTGGCTAAGCACGAATGCGCAGAACGCATCGAGCTCCTCCACCTTCACGCTCATCATTCCGCTGAAATCCACCTTGCTCTCAGGCTTGGTGGACTTGAAGATCGCCAGGTTCAGCTTGAAGCTCATTGCTCTCCGGGGTTGATGGTGTTGGCCTGTTCGTATTGCTCCACCTCGGCCAAGGGGTAGAGCACGAAACCGGGCGTGCGGAAGTATGCAGGCCCCTTACCGGTCTTGCGCCAGCGCAGCAGCGTGTCACGACTGACACCCCAGCGCTCGCATAACTGCGTGGCGGTTAAGTAGTCAGAAGATCTCATCGTCATCCGTTGCAGCGGCTGCTGTTTCGGGCTGCAGCTTGGCATTCAGATCGGCCACGCTTGTGGTTGCAGGTGCTGCGCTCACCGTTGCCGGCTGCACGTCCAACACCTCCTCCTGGCTCTGCATACCGAGCAGCATGTCACTCGCATACAGACGGCCCCAGAAGGCCGCGGCGCGGTAGCGAATCATCAGCTCCGGCATGGTCTGCCACTTGCTGCCGCTCTTGGTGGCCCATCCTTCCTTCTTCGCCATCGCAATGGTGACCGTTGGGCCTTTCAGCTGTTGGCTGCTGGCTAGATCGGTGGCAACCGCATAGCAGGCCAGGCCATCGCCTTCACCGCTCATCTCAAACCGCAACGGGCTGAACCTGCCGCAGCCGTTCACCATCGCAATGATGAAGCTGCTGCTCCACGATGGGCGGCCGTGGATGACGTGCAGGTGCTGCATGGCGAGAAATGGGCTGATGCCCATGCGGCCTGCAATCTCGAGCGCGACGAGGCAGTTGGCAAACCCCTGCTGCCCTTGGAACTGCGGCGGAATCAGCGTGCTGCTAGCCAGTGCCTTGGCGATCCGTTGCGCATCCTCGAATGCTTGGATGCCCGAGAAGACTGAGCCTCCGGGTTGTGTGGTGGTGAGTGCTGTGGATTCTGTCATCAGTACATCTCGATCTCGGTGGTCTGTTGCTGCGCGCCACTGGCGCCCGTCATCCAGCCCGGCAGGCTGATGGTTTCGATCTGATCGCTGTAGCTCGGCCAGTTGTCAGCAGCACGGCAAACGGCCAGCTTGCCTAGATCCTTCATGGCCTGTTCGTAGCCGCGATCAGTCATCACCTCATCAGCGGCATAAACCGCCACGGCGTATGGCGCGGTCGATTCCACGCAGATGAAGATGAACTGATCCGGGCGCTTGCCCGTGGCCTGCTCAACCCCGTTCAGATACCAAGCTGCCTGCACGTGGTAGCGGTAATCAGCGATGCTGCGCATAAACCCGCGTGGACTGGCGTCTCTGGTGGTTTTGAGATCCACCATGATGCTGCCGTCATCGGTCAACCAATCCGGCCGGCACTTGCACTCCACCCCATAGGTGGCATCCGTCCACATATGGGTGGTCTCTGCCTTGCCCGGCAGGCCCAGCAGCATTGCTGCACCGGGATGGCGCATGATGCTGCGGCCCATGGCCATCACCACCTCGGCATCGTCGGCGGTGATCACGGTCTTGCCAGCAGCAGCAGCCTCGAACGCTGCATAAGACTCCTTGCCGGCTTTGGTGCGGCGATCCATGGCAGGTGCCACGGCGATTTCTTCATCCCACCTGCTCAGCTCGAGCACGTGCGTGTGAAGCGCAGTGCCAAGGCGCATGGCAGCAGATGGTTCCGGCGTGATGCGGTTCGGATCCAGGTAGCGCGACCAGTAGTGCAGCGGTGATCGCGCGATGAGATCCAGATGAGACTTTGAGACGGCCGGATGCGCGTGATACGCGGTGTTGTCCATACTTGCGGGCAGTTGCGGCCAAATACTAGCAGTTGCGGCAGGCTGCGCTACTGTGCCGAGCGCTGGGACACCCAGCTCGATCCTCCGCCTATGACCTACTCCGACTTCCTGGCTTCAAAGTCCACAGCCTGCCCACCAGCAGGATTTGATCCGGCATCCTTCACCGCGCCGCTGTTCCCCTTTCAGCGGGACATCGTGACCATGGCCTGCCGTGTTGGCAGGTTCTGCATCTGGGCCGACTGCGGCATGGGCAAAACCGCCATGCAGCTCGAATGGGCATCACAGGTCTGCCGGCACACCAAAGGCAACGTGCTGGTGTTGGCACCCCTTGCCGTTGCACATCAAACCGTGCGCGAGGGCAGCAAGTTCGGCATCCCATGCGCGTTCGCTGCAACGCAAGCCGACGTGCGCCGCGGCATCACGATCACCAACTACGAGAAGCTGACCCACTTCGATCCATCCGCCTTCGATGGCGTGGTGCTTGATGAGAGCAGCATCCTCAAGGCATATACGGGCAAGATCCGCAATCAGATCATCGAGTCGTTCGCGCAGACCCCATTCCGTCTGGCCTGCTCAGCCACACCAGCACCGAACGACCACATGGAGCTGGGCAACCATGCCGAGTTCATCGGCGTGATGACCCGCACCGAGATGCTGGCCATGTTCTTCGTGCATGACGGCGGCGACACCGCTAAGTGGCGGCTCAAGGGTCACGCGCGGAGCAAGTTCTGGGAGTGGGTCTGCAGCTGGGCGGTCACGATCCGCAAGCCATCAGACCTTGGCTACGACGATGGCAGCTTCATCCTGCCGGCGCTGCAGATCAATGACTGCACAGTTGAGACGCCACGTGATGCCGCAACTGATGACGCTGGCCAGATGGCACTATTCGCCATGGAGGCTCGCACGCTGAGCGATCAGCGGCAGGTGCGCAAGGCATCGCTCGATCTGCGCGTTGCAGCAGCAGCCACCCTGGCCAACAACAGCACCGAGCAGTGGTTGATCTGGTGTGATCTCAACGATGAGAGCAAAGCGCTCACTGCCGCCATCCATGGTGCGGTTGAGGTGTCGGGCTCAGACTCCGACGATCACAAGCAACAGGCCGCCATCGACTTTCAAGATGGCAACATCCGCGTGCTGGTCAGCAAGCCAAGCATCTTTGGATTTGGTCTGAACTTCCAGGGCTGCCACAACGTCGCATTCGTTGGTCTGTCACACAGCTACGAGGCGTTCTATCAGGCGATCCGCCGCTGCTGGCGATTCGGCCAACAGCAGCCCGTCAACGCTCACATCATCTACGACGTGGCAGAAGGCCGCGTAATCGACAACATCCGCCGCAAAGAGGCGGACAGCATCGCCATGGCTGAATCAATGGTCGCCATCATGAAGCAATCCACCATGGAGCAACTCAAGAAGATCCAGCGCCAAGTAGCGCCGCACATCACTAAGCACAAGTCCGGTGATGGATGGGACATGTATATGGGCGACTGCGTGGAGAGCATCAAGCAGCTCGACAGCAACTCAATCCACTACAGCATCTTCAGCCCACCGTTCGCGTCGCTTTACACCTACAGCAACAGCGACCGCGATATGGGCAACAGCCGCACTGAGCAGGAGTTCTTTGATCACTTCGGATTCCTTGCCAGTGAGCTGCATCGCGTGATGATGCCCGGCAGGCTGATCAGCTTTCACTGCATGAACCTGCCCAGCAGCAAAGAACGTGATGGCTTCATCGGTGTGAAGGATTTCCGCGGTGACATGCTGCGCATCTTCCAGGCTGCTGGTTTCGTGTTCCATAGCGAGGTGTGCATCTGGAAGGATCCCGTCACCGCCATGCAGCGCACCAAGGCAATCGGCCTGCTGCACAAGCAAGTGCGTAAGGATTCAGCACTGAGTCGCCAAGGTATTCCTGACTACCTCGTGACCGTGCGCAAGCTGGGCGACAATCCAGAGCCATGCGCCGGCCCGTTCACTGAGTTTGCTGGTGAGAACCCACCAGCCAAGAGCGGCGACCCGATCAAGGACTCGATCAATATCTGGCAGCGCTACGCCAGCCCCGTATGGATGGACATCAACCCATCGGACACGCTGCAATACCGCAGCGCACGCGCCAATGAGGATGAACGCCACATCTGCCCGCTGCAGCTAGAGGTGATCCGCCGCGGCCTGCAACTGTGGAGCAACCCAGGCGATCTCGTGCTCAGTCCATTCGCTGGTATCGGCAGCGAGGGTTACGTCAGCCTTCAGATGGATCGCCGCTTCGTTGGCTTTGAACTGAAGCCCAGCTACTTCAACTGCGCTATCAAGAACCTGACCAATGCACAAGCGGCAAAGCAGGCGGAGCTGCTGCCATGCAACTGAGGTCTTATCAAGACCGCGCCATTGATGATCTGCGCTCGGCTTATCAGTCGGGCGCCCATGCACCGCTGCTGGTCCTACCAACCGGCGGCGGCAAAACCTGCATCATTGCCGCGATCTCAGCCAATGCCGCAGCACGTGGCCGCCACGTCCTGATACTGGTGCATCGCCGTGAGCTGATCCATCAGACCAGCAGCAAGCTCGCATGGGTTGGACTTGATCACGGCATCATCGCCGCAGGCATTCCGCCATCCGATCACGCGGTGCAGATCGCATCCGTCCAGACACTCGCGCGCCGGCTCAGCCGGCTGGACTGGCAGCCGACGCTAATCATCATTGATGAGGCCCACCACTCCACTGCAGGGCAGTGGAGGCGCATTCTTGACCACTGGCTCGATGCCTACAGGCTGGGCGTTACCGCCACGCCATGTCGGCTCTCAGGCGAGGGGCTGCGACCAGTGTTCGATTGCATGGTGCTCGGCCCATCAGTGGCCGATCTGATCTTCACCGGCTATTTATCGCCCGCACGGATCTACGCACCGCCAGTGGTTGCTGATCTGCAGGGCATCCGCAGCCGTGGTGGTGATTATGCCAACGATCAGGCCGCGGCCGCTATGGATCGGCCCACAGTGACCGGTGATGCCATCAGCCACTACCAGCGCCTAGCAGCAGGCCAGCAAGTGATCGCCTTCTGCTGCAATGTCAACCATGCCGTCTCAGTGTGCGACGCATTTAAGACGGCAGGTATTGGCGCCGAACTGCTGCTAGGCAATACTCCAGACCGCGAGCAGGTGGTGGCCGACTTCGCAGCACATCGCATCCGCGTTCTCGTCACCGTCGACGTGGTCAGCGAGGGTTTTGACGTGCCAGCCGCCAGCTGCGCCATCCTGCTGAGGCCCACGCAATCGCTCGGCCTCTACCTGCAGCAGGTGGGCCGTGTGCTGCGCCCTGCGCCCGGCAAAGAACACGCAGTGATCCTCGATCACGTCGGCAACGTCAACCGCCATGGCTTTCCCGATGATCACCGGGACTGGTCACTTGATGACCGTATGCGCCGCACCAAGGGCACACCAGCGCCATCTGTACGTACATGCCCAGAGTGTTTCGCAGCATTCAAGCCACAGCCGCAATGCCCGGTCTGTGGCGCGCAGTGCGTGCCGATCAAATCACGCGTGATACGTGAACTGGCAGGCGAGCTGCAAGAGATGAAGCGCGCACAGCAGCGCACAGCACGCCGCGAACAGGGCCAGGCACGGACGCTCTCTGATCTCATGGCCATCGCACGCCAGCGCGGCTACAGCCCCGCATGGGCGTGGAAGGTCCACACGGCCAGAGCAAGAACGCAATAAGATTGGAACAGTTATCCCATCTTGCTCCGTGCCAAATCCCATACCTGTTGAGCTGCTCGGCCAGCGCTTCGGGCTTCTAACTGTTTTGGCCGACGCTTCGGCTGGCCACCGCTATCAAATGGTTCGCTGCCAGTGCGACTGCGGCAACGTGACCGTGATCAGGAAAAACCGTCTCTACGAACGCACCGGTAAGCAGCTGGCATGTGGATGCCTTCGTGGCCGACACGCCAAGCATTCGGACTGCCACAGCAAGCTTTATCGCGTCTGGGATTCGATGGTTCGACGGTGCCACAACCCAAATCATCGAGCGTTTGCAAACTATGGCGGCAGAGGTATTCAGGTATGCGCCGAGTGGCGCGACTACCGCAACTTCAAGGCATGGGCAGATACCAGCGGCTACTCAGAAGGCCTGACGATCGACCGCATCGATAACGACAAGGGCTACGCACCAAGCAACTGCCGTTGGGCGACCAGGAAGGAACAGCAAAACAATCGCCGCTGCTGCGTCTACATCCAGCACGACGGCAAGCGCCTGACCGTCACAGAGTGGAGCGAGCTGCTCGGCGTGCCGCGCCACACTGTGCGCAAGCACCTCGAGGCAATGAATGGCGGCCAGTGAGACGCATCTCCAACAGGAAATCCGACTGGCTCTGGGAACTAGGCCGGACCTAAGGCTCTACAGAAACAACTGCGGCTCCTTGCCCGATCCACGCACCGGCCGGCTCGTCACATTCGGCCTTGCTCGTGGCTCTGCTGATCTGATCGGCTGGCGCACCGTCACGGTCACCCCGGAGATGGTGGGCCAGCGCATTGCTGTGTTCACCAGCATCGAGGTGAAGACGGAGCGGGGCCATGTGCGGCCCGAGCAACACGCATGGCAGCGCACCGTATCGGCCGCAGGTGGCATCGCAGGCATCGCACGCTCAGTACAAGACGCAAACGAATTGCTGAGATAACTGCCAACCTGCCAACCTTTCTGCCAAACTCTGCCGGCCTCTCCGTAGCCATGTGGCAGCCGATCTCCTTCAACAGCTCGCCAATATCCCCGACCACTGGGCGCTGGTAGCCGTCGGCAACGACAAGCGCCCCTATCAGCCCGAATGGCAAAAGCACCCCATCTCCCGCCAGCAGCTCACCGCTGAGATCACCGCCGGCCGTGCTGTAGCCATTGGCGTGATCGCAGGTCCACAGTCCGGTGGCCTCCTCTTCGTTGATCACGATGGTCTTGGCGCCTCAGAGGTGCTTGAGCAGATCGGCGCACCACTTCGTGACCTACCCAAGTCATGGGCCGTTACCTCCGGCCGTGATGGCCGCGTACAGATCATCTATCAAGTCCCAGAACCCTTCTGGGCCACCATCAAGACCACCAAGCTGCGCAGCTCCATCAAGGGTGAGCAGCTTGAGCTTCGATGGTCTGGCTGTCAGTCCGTCGTCGCAGGTGCTCACCCCATCACCGGCGCCTACCGCTGGCTCAAAGGTCGCGCACCCGGTGATCTGTCCCTCGCTGAAGCGCCCTCACTCCTGCTGCAGCAGATGCAGCGCCACAAGCCTGACCCAGCGCCACTG